AGTTTGTGATGGATGTCCGACATGTCTAAGGCTACTGAGGGCAGCGCATGTACAGGAGGAACGCAATGGCAAGCACGCGGGAACTACGGGGGGCGATACGAAGGCTAAGGTTACAGTTACGAAAGCCTCCCGGAACGATACAGAAGATCGAAGCAATCGTGCGATTAGAGGCAATTGCAGAGAGGGTAAAGGAGCTGGACCGGCTCCTTCCGCAAGTCTTGGCCGATGAGACTGAAGCCGAAACTTCATGGAGGCAGGACACAAAAAGCGAGCCCCGAACCTAAGTACGAATGCCTCATACCTAAATTCGGGGCTTTAGCACCACCGGAGGAACATCCAAATGGCAAATCAGACATACCACAAAACGCACACGAAAGCATCCTTACTCGAACATTTCTACGATTTCGTAGTTGAGTCGGATACGGCTCATCCTGTTCTAGGGACGAGGTGTCATCTATGGATTGGGAGGTGTGGGACAGCGGGATATGGTCAGTTTCATAACGAGACAGGCCATCCTGTAGAAGCAACTCGTTGGCTTTGGGAGCAGGGACACGGTCCCATTCCAGAGGGGCTGCTAGTGCTTCATAAGTGTGACATTCGATCTTGTGTCAATGGAGATCATCTTTTCCTAGGGAACTATGCCGATAATGCCGCAGATATGGTCAATAAAGGAAGATCAAACCACGGCCCTAAACATCCGAATGCAAAACTGTCTGCTGAAGACGCAGTAAGAATGAAAACGCTGATGAAAGAGGGCATGAGTCCAAAAGAGGCTGCGATCTTGTTCGGCCTAACTACAAGACACGCCTATAGCATCCGTAATGGCTCTCGTTGGCAATGCTTGTCGACGGAAGGAAGAATAGGATTTCAAGGCGCCCAATTTTAGATCACACCAAGACGATTGCGTAACCCAAGGGGAATAGGTGAGCCAAGGAAGTTACGAAACCCAACGAAGTGGCGCGAGCCATCAGAAGAACGAAACCCATGTCGAGTGTGTGTTCTAGATACCAAAAACCCCTCGTTCTCAAGGAGCGAGGGGTTTATGATTGATGGGTTACGAGGCCATCAACGGGGAGAGTTACGCCACAGTCCCCCAAACAGGAGTTACGATGAGATACTCGCACGAGATCGTAGAAGAGTCAAGTTCTATCGGCATCAATCCGCTGAAAACTGGCAAGCAGTTCGCAATGATGCCCGTTCGACTTCTTGCGCTGCCTAATGCCAAGTTAGGACGCACTGCGAAGCTAGTCCTAGCTATCATAATGCAAGCGGCTAATGGGCACACAGCCTGGCTATCTGAGTTAGATATCGCCAAACGTCTAGGACTGACTGTAAAGCGCTCTATTATGAGAGCTTTGCAGGAACTAGCCACGTTCAGTGAAGAACGTGACGGGAAAGTTGTTCACTGTGGGTTGATTACCGTGGATAGGCGAGTAGGTAGGACAAATACATACTCCATCGTTCGCGACAGCCTGATCTCCGACCTAGTCGACGAAGGCCAGTTTGACCAGGTTGTAGACAACTCCTCTTCAGCAGAGTCCCCCTTCGTACAGCTCCCTAACTGGCTACTACGACGCCCTGAACTCTCTTTGGGCGCAAAGCTTACCTATTCTCAGTTGGCCTGGTTCTGTTGGAAAAAAGGCGAGTCCTACCCCAGAGTGAAAACGCTAATGCAACGTACAGGTATGGGAAGAGATACCATTTTTCAAGGAATCGCTGAGTTGGTATCATACGGTTTAGTTAAGCGAACCCCGCGAAAAGACACATCAAATCAGTATGTATTCCTGCATCATCCGTGGATGGATATGTGTGACAATCCTGTAGTGCCCCTGGTGGCTACCAAAGCCAAAAAACGCCGAGTCGGACTGGTATCAAAAGGGACAATTGGACTGGTGACAAAACCAGTACTGACTGGTGACAAAAACAGTACTGCGTTAGATTGGACTGGTGACAAAACCAGTAATTGGACTGGTGACAAAAACAGACTCAAGGTAGACCTAGAATACGTAGACCCATCCGGAGAGAATACAGTAGACCCAAGTATCTACCAGGGCGCGAAGACGCACCCTGGCATAGAGACTCTTCAGACTTCAGACTCCGGCTCGGAAGAGAATCCGGATAGTTCCGCCCATAACGCCGACTACCGAAGTCGACAAGGACTGGTGGGCTTTCAGGGGATGATGTGAGCTACGAACTTGACAAACATAATGAGTCCCATTATGTTTACGGTATGCCCAGCAAAGAAGACCGTCTTCCTTCTTCCGCCTTCAACGTGGTGGGGAGGACTAGGGTCCGGACTTTCAATTTGGAGGAGGACGTAGATATGAAACTACGTCTTCATGCTTCAAAGAGCGGTACTTCTGTCGCTAGTCTACTTCGCCACATCGTCGTAGGTTTTCTTCGTTCGGCTGAGGAGGAACATCATGTCTAATCGCGCGACAACTTCTGTCCTGAAGGAGTCTCTCAAGACTTGGAATGCTTTCTTGCTTGACCAGGAGGAACAACTCGTGAAGTCACGTCCGTGCGGACGCAATGAAGAAGACGAGATGCTTCAAGGTCTCTATCAGCACGCGGTGGATGTCTCTGGGGGGACTGCATAGCCATGGAAGCTCCTGGGAAGGCCACTTTAGGGGGGTTGACGGCGCTGGTGGTATCAGGAGGCCTGAAAGGCCTGAAATGCGTTCTAGGCGCGCTTCTGAAGGATTGGCGATGGCTATAACGCTTCTAGACCGTGCTTCAGCTCTTTTGGAGCGAAGAATCTCAGAGCTTGAGAAGAAGGATAGGCTTGAGGCCATCTCCAAGGGAGAGGCTGCGGCTGTTGGGGAGTTGGTGGATTTGGTAGAAGTCTCCAGGAAAATTGAGAAAGACAAGGCGGATTTGATGCTGAAAGCTATAGGACTTCGCGCGGCATCTCTTACTCCAGAGCAAGTTGCGAAGCTTCTTGAGAGCTACGAAGAGAATCCTTTCGCGTTACTTAGCGCGAATGGCCATCCCTGTGAGAAAGACGAGGGGAGTAGTTAAAGTGTCTCCGACGTCTTTTCAGGTGATAGAGACGATGGACTTCATCCAAGCGAAGCCCTGCCACGAGAATTTCATTATGAAATCCTTTACAAAAGGGCTTATTGGTAGTGGTTGGTCTCAAGTCCGCGAGGCAGAAAAGAAGCTTATAAACGCACTGCATGCGAACTTGGGAACTACGATCACAGCAGTCATTTCAAAAGACCCAGACTTGTTTACTGGATGGGCTCATGCCCAAGATGGCAAGCTTGTGTGGGTATATGTAGTTAAGTCTTTCAGAAAGCTAGGGATTGGTGCACATCTGATTTCCAAGGTTTTACCTGATGTTGCCCCAGTACCTTGCCTCTTCTGGTCTCATGACGCAGCATGTTTGGCGCGAAACGGTTTTCCACTATTTTTCAATGCACAGAAGCAACGGAGGAATCAATGGCACAACGAGTCGTAGCAGTAGTATTTAGCGGGGCAGAAGGAAAGCCTCGGTACATTCCTGGAATTGGGTCCAAGGGGAGCGTACACGTGGACCAACGCACTGCATCTGGCGCGTTAGTCTCAAGAATGGAGATGGACCCAACAGGCCAGAGTGTCTTGGTTTGGATAGTCGACACAAATGGTCAACCGGTCAAGACGTTCGATAAGACGGCGGACTACTTTATGTTGCATGGTGACTTCCTAGGCATTCCGATTGGGAATGGGACAGTCATCTACGAGTACGATAAGCAGGCAGTCGAGAAGAAGGACAAGAAGTAAGAGGAACAGTCATGGAAGTTACAAAGGAATTTTTACTCAACGCAGACACACATGCTCTCCTAGAACTTCTGGACTCTGAGCGTCCGAACTTCGGAGATAGTTTCGGCTGCTTCCGTTGCGTGCTCTGCACGTACTGCAAGGACTGCAAGGACTGCACGAACTGCACGTACTGCACGTACTGCACGAACTGCAAGGACTGCACGGGCTGCACGTACTGCACGAACTGCACGTACTGCATGAACTGCAAGGACTGCACGAACTGCACGAACTGCACGTACTGCACGAACTGCACGTACTGCATGAACTGCAAGGACTGCACGAACTGCACGTACGGCACGAACTGCACGAACTGCACGTACTGCACGAACTGCACGTACTGCAGGAACTGCACGGGCCTAACCGACAAAAAATACGTCATCAAGAACGTACAACTTTCAGAGGAAGAGTATTTTCGGGTTCTGGCTAAATTTGAGTAGGAGGAACAAATCATGGCGCGAAGTACGTCTATCAAGTTGGAGATTTCAGGTGACTTCCTATCCCAGCTTTCTCCAAAAGCCCAGGAAGCGTATCTTCGCGCCTTGGTCCAAGGTGATGGAATCGTGAAAGTACAGATTCTGAAATTGACTCCCAAAGCACTAAAGGAAGGAAAGAAGGCATGCCACTCGAAAAGTCAGCCAAGAAAGAAGCAGTAGGACGTAACATCGCGCGAGAAATGAAGGCTGGGCGTCCAAGAGCGCAGGCAATTGCGATTGCCCTTAGCACACAGCGTGAGGCTAAGAAGAAGCGTGGGCAAAACAAGTAAGCTAACCAATACCTACCGCGAGAGAATAGAGGCGGTTGAAGCTGAGGCCCAAAGGCTAAAGAACTGGATACCCACATGGTCGAATGGAACTCCTCTGACTCCCGAAGAACGGGAAAAGGCCATCAGGATAGCTCCAGCCACCAGATTGCGCGATGAGCCAGTCCCGTATTGGTGGGAAAGAATCAGAACTACGATAGAGAGGGGAAAGAAGAGAGCGCCAGAGGAGTCCATCATCGACCTGAGCCTATTTGAACAGGTGAAGCAATGACGCGCGAAGAGCGAATAGACAGAGTGGTCCTTGCCATCTGCAGCGCTGAGATTCCTACGCATGGCTCGCATTTGATGGCTTGTAGTGCTGACCTCAAAGCCGTGAGGAAGTGGGCGGAAGCGGCTTTGGATTCTGCCGATGACAGCAGAGATAAGGAGTACGTCCGCGCGGACGTACCTAACGCTCCAGATGGACGAAGGCCTTGTACACACGGGCGTTTAAGTTGCGACTTATGTAGGTGGTCGAACGGTCGCGCGGTAGAGTACTGGGAAGGCCAGCGAAGAAGGCCAGTGAAAATGTTCCACGTGAAACATCGTGAGCCCTGATGTACGGTAGTTTCCTAGCCAAAGCCCAGCGTTCTCGCGTCCTTCATCACGCGAAGGAGATAACTCTAGCCGACAGTTTCCCCAAGCAATGGTCCTTCGTAATTGACGAATCTCGCGCCATTGCTCTGATGTGTTCTAGAAGGGCAGGGAAGACCGACGGACTCAAAATACGCACTGCATTTCGCGCGATAGCCAATTCTAGTCATAGGACCTTGTACATCCACCACACCAGGATGTTGGGGAAGCAGCAGTTCTTCGAGCCCTACAGGGAGTTCTTGAAGTCCAAGGGTATTGAAGAGGAGAGTCACGACAAGACAGAACTCTGGGTGAAGCTGAAGAATGGCTCTCTGACGCAGGTAGTTGGGTGCGATGACATAAAAGACGTAGGTAGGAAGTTGGGGTATCGGTGGGATGACATCATCATAGATGAGTGCCAGGAGTTCTCGAACGAGATTCTGACTTCCTTGGTGGACAAGACCATTCTGCCCACTCTGATTGACCGGGCGGGTTCGATAACGCTATCTGGTACTCCTCCTCACCAAGAGGCTGGTCTTTGGTGGGACACAGTGACGAAGGAGTCAGAGAATCCCTTCAAGCCGATACGATGGACGCTCTTAGACAACCCGTTCATCGAAAGGCAGAAGATAATTGACACGATGAAGCTAAGAGGCTTCACCATTGACTTCGAGAACCCGACGAACAACGCGGTTCTGATTCAGCGCGAAATCTTTGGGCTGGCTATAGTCGACCCTCAGACGATGATGTACTGCTACAGGGCGGGGGAGAACAACTGGCCTGTCCAGGGTCCGCCGCTCATAGATTCCCCGCAATGGCGCTACGCGATGGGGGTAGATATTGGTGGGGCCAGGGTAGGGAACGACAAAGACGCTCTAGTGGTTCTTGGGTGGATGATAGACGACCCATTGCATCAGTTGTGGGAGAGGGAGTCTTGGGAAGCGCGGCAGGACTCGGAGGCATTTTGCGCGAGGGTACTTGATTCATTCAATAGATGGCGTCCGATGTCTTCCATTTGTGCTGACACAGGTGGAGCTGGCGCGAACAAGATGTTGGAGCATTTGAAGCCGAGGCTTGGGGGGTTAGAGTTCACTTTGAAGCCGACGAGTGTGGAGACATCGACGAGGCTTTTGAATGACGAGTTCAGGTCAGGGAGGTTGAAGATCAATCCTATCGGCCTAATCGCGCGAGATGCCAAGATTTGCACGAATCCTGAAAGCTACCATAGCGACATCATGGCTGCTTTGCGTTACGCCCATCATGGCGCGTACAACTTCTTGAGCAAAGCCCCATTAAGTCTAGTTGAGACAGACGACCAACGGAGAAAACGACAATGGATACAAAAACAGGCGAAAAGAGCGAACCCTTGGAAGAGCGTAGGGTGGAGGTTGTGAAAGGCACATTCGCACTCCCTCCTTGTAGGTCATGTATGTCTACAGAGTACAAGTGGGTAATGGGCATCAATTGTAGCAATTGCTACGCAGACCAGGGACGCGCAGTTCCGCAGTCTGATATTAGAAGTAAGGAAGACGCGGAGATTGATGCGAAACTGAAAGAAGTCGAGCGTTCTGTTGCCGCTGAACAGGAGGCTCTTGAACAGGCCGTAACTCAAAGAACCAGAAGGATAGGAGGCCTCGGAAGCGTTTTGCGTGAGGCCGCTGAAGACGAGCCGCTGCCAGCAGACCTAAGTGCAATTAAGTCAGTTCCTGGCGCGATGCCTTTGACTGACTTGCAAATTCGCCTTAGACTTCTTAGAGATGCAGGTGCCAAGTACTACAAGGACGGAGTGATTGAGATTCATCTCGAAGGCCGTCCTCAGAGACACACACCGGGAACGTTTTGATTTAGGAGTCTACAATGCCCGATTTCACAAAGAGTGCTGCCGAGAGTTGGACCAAGATTCCTGAGAATCTAGACAGAACTGTTCGAACTCTAGAGATTCAGCACGCGACAAGAATGGTCTTTACGCGATGCCTATTGCGCCAGTACTGGAATCGGCCAATTGTCCTTAGGACGTATGGAGACTCAGACAACATCGAGTCTGAACGTATGGCTTCTGCGATTGAAGAAGTCATGTCTCAGATGGGGTGGAACGTAACGCGACAGATTGTAGATTCAGCAGCTGCTCGCATCTGTCGCCCTCTTGCCTGCAAAGTTGTGACTGTCGGAGGAGATTCGAAGCTTCAACAGCAATCTCTGAAGTTAACGCGTCTTATAGACGGCTTGAATGACGACATGGATACTCTAGGCCTTGCTCAGAGGGTATTCATTGACGCATGTACCTGTGAAGTTGGCGCGATTCTTCCATACTGGGATGATGGCGCCAAAGAGATACGCCAGAGACGAATCGACCCGATGGGGATTTTCTGGCACTACGAGGAAGGGGGGAACCCTTCCCATCTCTACACAGTAGAGGCAGTTTCGCGCGAACAGATGTGTGACTTGTATCGAAGTCAAGCAGACAAAATCATGAACGCGCCGAACTGGCATCGTCCCATTATCCTGGGAGTAGAGGCTTCATCGGCTCAGACCACTTTGGATACTGTCAAGGTAACTTGTGGATGGAAGAGGGCTCAAGGCTCATCCAAGGGCAAGTATGTGATGTGTGTGGGAAACATACCTCTGGAGTCTGAAGTCTACGACCATCCATATCATCAACTCGTACTATACCGATGGGCGCCAGACTTCCGAGGTGCTGGTGGTGTGGCTCTTGCTCGGGTTCTTTCACCGTATCATCGCTGGCAGAATCAGCTGGTCCAGATGTGCTACGCGTCACTTCGAGGGGCAGTTCCTCATGTGATGCGCCATGAGAGCACCATGATTACGAACCTCTCGAACATGCCCTACCAAGATTTAACTTGGTCTGGTACTCAGGAACCGAAGATTGAAACTCCGAATCCTGTGAGCGAGCAGGTACTGCAGCAGATGCAAATTATTCCTAATCAGGCTGGTGTTGAGTCTGGGGTGAATGCGGCAGTAGGGGCGGGGCAGAAGCCAGTAGGAATCAATGGTGAAGGGGCTTTGCGCGAATACATCGACTTTGCTGACTCGCGTCTGGCTCTTCCTTTTGATGCTTGGAAGAAAGTATGGTCGGACCTGGCGAAGGTTTACATCGGACTTTGCGCGGAGAACTACAAGAACGAGTCGATTGTAGTGAAGGCTCCTGGTTCGGAGTTCCTTGAGGAAATCAAATGGAAAGATGTGGATATGGAGAAGAACAAATACCGCATCCGCTTCCAAGTAACTTCGGGGCTCTCGAACACTGTATCTGGGAAGATGCAGCAAATGGACGACTTGAAGAGCCTAGGTCTTGGTGACGCAATAGATTATGCGCGAGTTCTGAAAGAGGACTTGCCTGACATCGCGGCATTTGCTGACCGTGTGACTGCGCCAAGAGACTTGGCCATTAGACTAGTAGAGAAGGCCTTGGATGGTGAATATTCACCACCAAGCCCTTTGATGGGTCCTGATGGGTTGAACGCCATCATGCTTGTTGGCACACAGCAGTATTCCAAGGCGCTACTGGATGGTAACAGGTCACCTGAGCAAATGGAGTGCTTGAGAAAGCTGATTCGCGCGGCTCAGAGAAAGACCGCTCAGCCTGTTCCAACACCGCAACCTGTTGCGCCTCTCCCACCACTTCCCAATGCTAACGCAATTCAACAAGTAGGTACTGTCGTACCGCAAGGATAATTGGAGGAACCGAAAAATGGCTACCGAAACCGAAACCACGACTACGACTACTGCACCTGTAACTGATACGACTGCCGCAACTACTGAAGCTGCTGTTGCGGCTACCGAAGAGGATAGTCCGAAAGGACTTGCTGCGAGGTGGGCTCCTGATTGGAAGGAGAAGCTTGCTGCAAAGACCAAAATCCCCATCAAGACTGAAGTCGGAAAAGCAGATGCCGATGTAGGTTCAGGTGCAGGTACAGGGGAAGCAGTAGCTACTACAACTACCGAGGCAAAGCCAGAGGATGAACTATCTGCAAGGCTGGCAGAGATTGCGCGAAAGAATAGAGTTGTCGCAAAGCGTGAAGCAGCGTTGAAAGACAAAGAAGCGCAACTTCTCCAGAGCACGAAGGCAGACACCGAACTGGCTTCCAGACTTCGCGCGGCAACATCTAGCGGAAAGCGAGTAGAGATTCTCAAGGCTGCGGGTATTACCGAGGAGGAGCTTCTTAGAGGAACTTGGGTTATTGACCTTCTAGAAGAACTTCAGCAAGCTGACGAAGGTGGACCTCCTGTTTCTGAAGCAAGGGCGCGTCAACTGATGGAGCAGAGGGCGCAGAACGAAGAGAAAATCAGGCGCGAGCAACTTCAAGCTCAAGAGGCCAAGCGAAACCAGGAACTTCTCAAGGGAGAAGAAGCTGCTCAGGCTACATACTTCCAAGGTGTAGGTAAGCTTGTAAAGGCCGGAAACTTTCCTTTGGTCAGTGCAGTTCGTCCGACCTATGGGGACTTGGACGCAGAGTACCGAAAGGAACTTGTAAAAACTGGAGTTCGCCTGAAGCCAGAGGAACTTCTCGCGCGATTCGAAGAAAGGTACAAGAAGGCTGGTATAGCTGTAGCGCAGCAACAGAGTACGTCCGCACGGACGGCTTCTTCAGTTAGTAGGTCTCCTCGAACGGTCACGAGTGAGATGGTCAACGATGCAGGAGGAAGGTCAGTACTTTTGTCAGAAGAGAAGAAGAAGAGCTACTACGAGTTGACTCAAGACGCTAAAGCTGCAGTAAAGCGCAGGTATGGAAATACTTGGAACACTAGAGGGGTGAGGACTCCGTAGAAATAGAGTTGACACACCAAACTACACTGGTAGACTTTCTTTATCGGCCCAAGCAGGGCAAAGCCACTGGACGCTAGCGAAGTCGCGTCACCTGAATAACTCCTTGGTTGTACACGAGTGTTGTACGGCTGAATTCAACTGAAAAACAGGTGACAAGATGGGCGCGACATTTGCTAATAGTTCGCTAAACGGTGTCTTCCAGATGGTGACTGAGCACCAGGAGGCTATGATCCATCAGCTCTGGTATGAGACTGATGAGACTGTTGCTCCTCTGGCTGCTTCGGTTATGGCTCAGAGTGAATCGGACCCCGACGGTCGTGGGTTCATTACTCGTGTTGAGTACGCTACTGGTAGTTCGGCTGCCCCTATTTTCAGCATTGCCAGTGCAAAGGCACTTGGTAGCACGACTGGAAATTCGGCACTTCGTAATCGTTGGATTTCGGCTTCCACTGTTTGTGATGCAGTTGCTCAGTGGGATCGAACTTCGCTTCTGCAGAGCTTTGCGAAGGGTCCTGACGAAGTGTTTGACGTGGTCGAGTACGAAAGGAAGTCGAAGATCGAACTTTTGCGCCAGCGCATTTCGATCATGATGGTTGAAGACGGTTCCGGGCGTGTTTCTAGCGTTCTCCCTGGAAGCTACGCAGCTTTCTCGGTAGTTGCTGCCGGTATCAGCCAGGCGACTAACGGCACTACTCTCGGTTCTGGGATGTGGAACAACTTCTATGCCACTCCTTCGACCATCAACCGTTTCCGCGTTGGTGACGACATTGTGTTCTTCCCGGCTGCTTCTACGGCTGGCGGGTCTCCTAGCATTGCTCAGCGCGGCGGGACTTCGAACGCCTGGAAGGGTGTTTGGACTGTGTCTGGCCTTGATACTGACAACGGAATCGTTACCATCGTTCCTGGTGACGGCTCTACAGTAGTTGCGGCTACCGATACTCTCTGGCCTGCCAACCCTGGTGGGGACGGGATTGCAGATGGTTCTGGTACCAGCATTGGTACCGCCGGGCGCACTGGTGTAGGCGATGACGTTGTGTGGAATGGCTACAGGTACCAGAGTACGTTCAGTACAGTAAACACCTACACGTCGCTGGGTTCGTACGCGGCAGCTGGCCCTCTTTGCATGCTTGGAATGAAGGCCTGGGTTCCTTTCTTGGCGCCTACTGGCTCTGTTTCGTTTCAGAACATCATCCGTGATGGTATTCCTGAACTTTCTGGTTTGCGTTACAATGCTACTGGCTCTGGTCTCGACCATGCTGGTATCTTTATCAACGCTACTCAGAAGGCTCATCAGTACGGGACGCATTTCGATGCCATCTACACCAGCGTGCAAGACTACGGTATTTTGGTGCGCAACAAGGACGCGGTAAAGACCATCGAAATCAAGGTTGGTGAGTACAACATTGGGTTCGAGGGCGTCATGATTATGGGTGGACCGAAGGGTTCAGTGAAGATCGTACCTGATGCGACGATTGAACAAGGCAATGCCTACGGTGGTCCTTGGAACGACAAGCGCTTCCGGCCCATGCTGAAGCATGACGCGGAACTCATCAATACCGACAACTACGACGGTCTTGAATACTTGCGTGATTCGACGGGGACTTCCTACACGCAGCGTCTGTTTACCCGAGGTGCGTTCATTCTTTCTGCTCCTGGGAAGTTCATGGCAATCTCCGGTTTCCCGACTAGCTAATCCAACTTGTTGAATGGGGCTGGGGAAACCTGGCCCCATTCTCCCGCTTCTTAAAAATTAGGAAATAAACATGTTGAACATGGCGAAGAGAATCGGCGATGAAGAAGAAAAAGACGATGGCGAAGAGGAAAAGCCAGGTCTTGTAGTAGCTATCTCACACAAACCTCCGAAGTTCGACCCGTACAAGAGTGTAGGTGAAGACGACGGTGAGGAAGCCAGTGGTGATGATGGGGACATGGACCCAGAAGAAATCATCAAGGAAGCTTCTGAAGGTTTGTGCAAAGAGTTGAATCTTTCTAAGCTGGCGGCTCCTCGTGTCGCTAACTATCTGAAGTCCATCTTTGACGCGTGCGATTCGATGCCGCACAAAGAGGGCGAACACGAGGGTGAAAAGGAAGAGGAGTAGTCGTCATGAGTACATTGACTAGAAAGAGCGTCATACATCCAACTAACACTGATGCTGACAATATACTGAACATCGACAAGGCTGCTGGCCCCGTAGTCCGATTCTCAAGCACGGGCTCTGGTAAGATTGGCAACCAAACTGCCACAGGTTGGGTTGGTGCTCAAGGTTACATAGGTCAGCAGGGTAGTAAGGTCTGGAGTGCGTCGGTTCCGACTGTTCTTGTTCCAGGCGAAGTTACTCTGTTGAACCTCAATCCTGCGAGCGCTATCGTGGTCCCAGGATGGACTGACCCTGTCTACGGTTGGTTTGGTAATCAAAGCATTGCGAACTCGGCTGGTAAAGCTACGGTAGATGCAGTAGCCTATTTGCCGGTTGGCCAATACGTAGGTCAACGGACGAAACTTCAGGTAGCTGTAGCTCCTGCAGCTGCCTATACGCTGACGGTCAAGGCACTGAATGCTCTCAGTCCTAGCCCGTTTGTGTACGCAACTGCGTTCAACGCTACTACGAACTCTTACGGGCAGCCGAATAGTGCTGGCACGACTGTTGCTATCACTAGCGGTAGTCCTCCTTCGTACTCGTCTGTAGTGGTTGGTTTCTCATATCAGACTATCGTTTTCGGTTCTGCTGCTGCGGTAGGTGATTCCGTGACTCTGATGTGGGATGGTTTCTTCTGGGAAATCGAGAGTATCGGAAGCACTGCTTCGAACCACGTAACAGCGTCCTAAATCTAGGTGCGTCATGCCTGTCGCACAAATGACTTTTGCAGAGGCCATCACTGCCGTAAGGTCAGCGACAGCGCATGACGTAGACCAGCAGGTCACTGATACGCAACTCGCTGCTGAACTCGACCGAGAATATCGGAGGGTTCGGCGGCGAATTGCAATGTTTGCTCCTTCGATGTACCAAGTTGTTTTGGACAACATTGCTGTCCCTATGACAGCAATTCCCCCCATTCCATCGAACGCGATTGCCAAGCCCGATAATTTTGAGCGAGTTCTTACTCTTGAGAGGCAGCTAGGGAATCAGATTTACGCGCCTCTTTCGATGATGTCCCAGCTGAACGCTCAGGGTGGCAGACTGCAGAACGTCAGTGGAGTGTATCGACTGACGTACATCCGTAGGCCGATAGATCAAGACCTATCGACGCCAGCGGCACTTGCTGCAGCTACTTTCGACATTCCTGAAGGTGCAGAGGACATCATAACGCAGACAGTTTGCGGGTGGGTAAGGCAGAGGCACAATGAAGACCCCACGTGGCACATGGAGCGGGCGCAGATGTTGTTTGACGAACTACGCTCGAACTTTGTAATGCGGTATGGTATGCATCCTCGTTCACTGTTGCAGACTGCACCTTCTTGTTTCATGTACCTGACTTTTTTCGAGCAGGGTTCCAATCTGATCATTTTCTAAGGCTTACACATGCCACTGAGCAAGACGCCCATCACATTGTTCTATGGCGCGACAGATCAAGACACCAGTTCCAAGAAGGTACAGCTTGGGGACATGGTGCTAGCTGAGAACGTTGTTCAGATCAAAGGCGGAGAATTTTCCAAGCGGGCCGCTTTCGTTGCTGATGAAGTTCAGACCTACGAAGGGCAGGCAGGGCTTGATCCCGACTCCATCATCTCCCCTGATGGGACTCAAGTTCTTACGCGCGATGCGACTACAGACCATGTCTTCGCGCGAAGTGCGACAACCACGAGCAATCAAGATCAAGGAAATGCGGATAGGTTCATTCCGTACGTGAATACGAGAATCCCTGCTCTTGGAAGTGGCCAACAGGAAGCGCCCAGAGCAAAACAGGCAGGAAACTACATCGTATGGATGCTTGACGATCAGCACTTTCAGATTGCTCAGGTCAATCCCGTCATCGCAGCACAGCAGGGCTCTTCGACAGATGACGCGGAGACGATTGTACAGACCAGTGAAGTTCTGTCTGTTCTAACCATCTCTGATGCGAGCAGTCTTCAGATCAAAAGCTTTGCAGTCATCGACCATCAGTTGTTTGATCCAAATAATCTCTACATCTTCTGGGTAGACTGGTCGTCTAACATTTGGGCGTACCAAGTTCCTCATTCGAATCTGAATACTGGAACGTTCAAACACGTAGGTACGACAAACGTTTCAGGAGACGCTTGTCTTACTAGTATTTGCGCAGGGATGGTGAGTACGACGAACTTAAACCCACTCAACACGCTGTATCTTGGATCAGGAGGGACTCTCAATGTCCCCCCTCCAGGAGTTTCTGCTGTAGTATCTGAAGCGTTTACTGGAAGTGGTGGTGGTGAAGGGGCAGAAGGAGCGTCAGCTGTAATTTTGTCATCCTACACTCCAGGACTTTCAACCTGGCAAGGTGGAGAAGTTCCAGTAACAATTTGGCTCCGCGTAACGAATGCTGGAAGCTACGACTATGTTGATCCATTTTCTCTTTCCATCCAGTTAGAGGAATGCGCAGAAGGAAATCCAGAAGACACTATTGCTTACTACGGCGCACTCTATAATTGTGCCGAAGTCACAACTTCTTGGCAGCAGTTCACTTTCAATGTTCCTGTAACCACTCTTGGAGTTAGTCCTACAGATCTTTTTGTCTTGAATGTGACTGTTGGTGGGGATAACTCAGCCACAAGCACTGGAGTAGTTTTGGAGATGGGCATAGGGACAAGTATGCCTAGCTCTATTACTCTTTTTCCAGGTGGGTCACCTGGAGCCACTGTCAGAGACTATCTAGCTGTTTCCGTTTGCGGTGTTCTTTCTTTTCATGGATTCAGAAAGGGTGTATCTGGACTAACAAACAACACGGCAGTAACGACTTCCGCTCACTGCTATATCGACCCAACTCAATCAAACTACCTCGCTGCAGGAACAATTATCTATCAGTACATAGGCAACACTGGAGCGATGACTGCCGCTGCTTGTACGATTGCAAGTGCACGCAACTTTCAGAACGACCCGACGACTTGGTTCTATTGTTTCATAGGAAATGGAGCTACAGGAAATCCTACAGTAATTCTAGTTCCGGTCAAAGGACCAAGTTTTTCTATTCAGAGTGTCTTGGACGTAAATCTTTCGCAGTTTGCTCCAGCCTTACCAGGACTTCCTGCTGATTGGTCTGCAGACAACTTCACGACTTTTGGTTGGTTCTTCGATGGGCAACTTGCTGCAAAAGAATCCCTAATTTCTTCTCAGTTTGGCGTAGACATTGCAGCAACGTTCATTCCGTATTATTTGAACAACGTGGAGGAGTTTGTCGCATACAACTCCGACTATCTTCAGACCTATTGTTTGGCATACGTTGTGCCTACTACAGGGATTACTGTGAAATGGACCAAACTCGGATGCTGCATTGCACTTGGTTGGTTCCTTTTGCACGACTACACAGAGTCGTCTCAGACTGTCGGAAAAGACTACTTGATGACGACTTGGGTAGACAAGACTGCTTTGCAAAATTGCTACCACGTAAGGGAATGGGATACAGGGAACATTATTGCTGAGATTGCTTACGGACAGGCGTCGTTTGTAGGGCATTGCGCTACAAAGGACTACCAAGTAAGTGGCTATTATTCGGATGTTCAGCATCCGATGCTATATGGAGTGAATCAGTACAATGGGCTACCTCCCGTTCTAGTTGTTGGTTTGCAGTCTTCAGATCAAAACTCCTGTGTAGACATTGCTACAGTTCTTCTTCAGAACTGGGATTTCTCTAAAGTCGGAAGAGAGTTCTTAGAACCTTTTGCAAACAGCTGGGCATCTACAGGTAGTTTGGCGACAGCAAGAGGGGATGGGAAAGCTTTCACGTTAGGAAATGGGACTGTTATTGTTGTAGGTGGGCAGGGTAATAATGACGCGACTACGCTAGCTACCTGTGAAGTTTGGGACCCTGGGACTGGTCTGTTTACCCCAACTGGAAGTATGAATGGGGCGCGAAAGTTCTTTGCTGGAGCCTCTCTTCATGGAGGGGCTGTTCTTGTTGCAAGCGGTGCAGTTGGTTCTAGTTATGATCCACTTCTTACTGCCGAGACATACGATAGACTTACTGGAACGTGGACACCAACAGGACCAGTTGTGTTTGGAAGCGTTGCACCTTCCTGTGTTGTTCTTCAGAATGGTCAGGTCCTGATTGTAGGCGGCGGTGTTGCTAATTCTAACGCATCTGTAACTCAGAACGTGGCGACCAATGCTGCACAACTTTATGACCCTGTAACGAGGACGTTTTCGTCAGTTGGTCCTATGACTGAGGCCAGGATTCTTCCAACTTTGACGCGAATTAGTCCAAATGATATTTTCACCCTCGGGGCAGTTCTTATTACAGGAGGGTCGAATAACGGAGTTCCATCCAATACGATGGAACTGTACTTGATCCAAAATGTGGCGACTGGAGCAGGTATATTCGTTAAGGCAGGAACTCTTGCAACAGCAAGAGTCGAACATCAGGCAGTAGCTTTGAACGATGGCCGAATTTTGATTGTCGGTGGATGGGATGGAGTAAAGACGACGTTGACTAGCTGCGAAATCATCGACCCTTCGATTGCCAATTCGAATCCTAATGGAGTAGTTGACGTAAACTTCGGCACATCCCTGAATTCAACTTTTGTGGCGTCCATGCGGACGCCTAGGTTTTCGAGTTTTGTCTGTACGCGACTCACAGATGGCACGATATTAGTGGCAGGAGGAAACTCATCTTCAACTTTCAATCAGGCAATTTTGCCGACCAATACAGTAGAACTCTTTGATCCTACGACTGAAAGTTGGCAGCAGACTGACAGTATGGTAGTTGGTCGAGGAAATTTTTTTTGGGCAATTCTGAATGATGGACGAGTGTTCATCACAGGAGGAAAAAGTTCTTTGTATCCGGGAGGTGAAATCACTGCGGACCTAGCGACTTCAGAGATTTATACTTACGCGACACTCCCTGAGGTTCACAAGCCGATTTGGACTGACATGGTCAATGCCTTCGGCTTTGCTCTTTCTCCAGGTCCGATTCCAACAGTATTCAACGGTTTCCAGAAATTGCGCGAAGCAGGGCCTTTGGTCTACCCATCTGAACCTGAGACATATGTCATTCCTTCGCAGTTATTTGCAACTACGCAACCAGACTACGTTGCAACTAACAACTATGACCTTCAAGTCTATCAGTTTTCATATACAGCTCCTCTTGAAACAAGCCCAAGTGTTGTCACAGTTACAGAACCTTACATAGGACTTCCTTTGCCTCACGCGAAGTTCTTGTTCGGTTTTGAACCAAACAAAGCAGATTGGGCAGCAGGAGTAGCTAGTATTTCCTTGTACATTAAGGGTGGAACTGATTCCCTTCCTGTTTATACGGCTAGAGTACATCTCTATCGAGGGTCGGCTCCATTTACTTGGGCACAGTACGATACTGTCGTAGATCCAGGGTCGACTTTCGTCGTAGGTACGGCTTTCAACCTCTTCACTTTCACAATGCCTGTTCAGGCGCTATCTGGACCTGCCACTGACTTCTTATATATGTATGTGGGTATCGTAGCTAGTATCGCCACTAGCGCGGAAGCTGAAATAGGCTACGACGGTGTATCAAATTTCACCGCGTTGACTGTTCCTTTCACACTCTCAACTTCCGAACCAGATACATCTCTTGCAGTGTGCTACCGACTTACAGATTCCGATGGTAGAATCTGGCGGTCGTCGCCTTACATTTTTCCTAACAGCCTTGTGTGGGATGCCGAACCTGTAGTTGTTATTCCAGTAGTTCCGATAACTCCTACATCTCCGACTTTGCTTTTCATAACAGTAACTCCCAACGCAACTACTATTTCTACAGGAGAATACTCTGTTGGGGGTTCTATGGTGTTCACTGCTATTGGAACGTATTCCGATGGCTCTACTGCCGATATAACTGCACAAGCTGATTGGAGTGTGGAAAATCCTGCTTTATTGCGATTCGTCGACTATTTTGACCCATTCGAAAAAGTAGTCATTGCAATTCCTCCGGCGTCTCCTCCCGCTCCTATTTCTACTACTACGTTACGAGTTGCACTTAATGGGATAACTACAATAGTTCCAATCGTAATAAACGCCGACAACGTCGTCAGTATGGCATTCTCAGCTCCTCCAACAGGACTAAGTCTCCTTCCTGAAGAAACTGTTCAGCTGAAAGTAGCTGGAACCTACGTGAGCAGTGGTGTTCAGGATGTTACGTGGAGCGTCGGGACATGGGGAATTTCACCTAGCGATGTAGTTGGTGGAACGGGGTTGTGTGCAACAATTGATGCAAATGGTCTCCTTACAGTCTCTTTGGAAATGACCGGCTATTCACAAACAGTGTCGATTACTGCAACTAGTCCTAGTATAGTGGGTCCGGGAGGACAGGTAACTACTTCTCCTATAGCTCTAGTACTAGATGGAATTGCAAGCCTTTCTAGTATCGTCATAACGCCATCTACCTACAACATTGAAGTCGGTTCAGCTCTAGCTTTAAGTGCCACTGCAAACTTCACAAATTCTTTTCCTTCTCGGGATGTTACTAAGAAAGCTACTTGGACTTCTAGTAATGAGGCAGTCGCTGTCGTAGATGATTCGGGTAATGTGACTGCAGTCTCATCTGGAACTGTAACAATCACAGCAACATGGTCGCCCATAATAGGTTCACCCCAGAGCGGAACTGCCAATCTGATTGTTTATACAGTCGCATCGCAAGTCATCCCTACTTCACACGTGGTTAGAATTCCAACTTTGCGTCATCTGATGGAGAATACGATAGCTGAAATCGAGTTCTACTTTGGCCAAGTGGACTTGCAGCTTTACGCAGTCTATCCAAATGACCCGACTGTACCATATCTGGAAGTTTACCCTAATGCGACATATCCTGGTATTTCGAATACAGGACTTCAGAAAACTCTCAGAGAACAAGTCGCTACGTATGGCCCCGGAGAAGCGCTTTACACCACTGGAGGCGCTCTAGAAAATGCCAATCCTCCGATTGCCAGATGTGCAGCAGTTTGGAGAAATCGCGCATTTGTTTGTAATGGCAATACGATTTGTCCGTCTCAAGAATTCGCCGACGGGCTTGGAATTCAGTGGAATGAGGTAACCTATATTCAATGGACAGATGGAACTGGAGACATTCTAGCTTGTGCTCCGACTGACTGGAACTACTTAGTCTTTTTCAAGAAAGACGCGGTTGGTGTTATCAATGGTCCTGGTCCAGATGGAGCTGGGAATGGGAATTACATAGTTCAGACACTTGCTACCAAGGTAGGATGCAGTAACGTCAAGTCCATTGTTACAGCTGCGGATGGTGTGTACTTCCAGGATTCTCAGACTGGTAGGCTAATGTGTCTCACCACAAGTCTTGGCGCGCCAACTGAATGTGCACCTGGCGTGTTCAATCTTTTGGACACGGCTTCGAACTCTCCGACAGGGGCATATCCTTCTCCCATTACTTGCGCACTGCATGTAGAAAAGGACAGACAGGTTTGGTTTTTTGTTGGTGGGCATGTGAAGTCCTTAGTTGTGTTGGACTACAAGCACAGGACTGAGAGGTGTCCTGCGGGTTCGGTATACACGTGGCCGCTTAGTGCATCAGTTGGCGCGATGTGCATTAGCCAAGGTTTTCCTATGCTAGTCATGAAAGACGGCAGTATGGCTTTTCAATCTCCTGGAATCTGGGTTGACCAGTTAAATCCCGCTACGGGGCAGGGAGATCAGATTACGATGCATGTAAAGTCGGCCGATCACAGCCCCCTGGGACTTCAACGCCAGTTTGACCTTTCGCGTGTCGCCTTTATCGGGGAGTTTCTGACGCCTCATGGATTGACACTTATAGTCAATCCTGATTTCGGAATCGCCGGAATTCCGACTTCCATTACGATTTCAGGTCCTCCCGAGCAGGTGATTTTGCGTCCAGCTAGGTGCATGAGAATCCAAGCAGTAAGTTTCGATGTTCAAGAGACAATCACTTTGGATACTGAGAACAACCCAATAGTCGGGCCAGGCTTCAAGTTCGTTGGTTTTGCTCTTGAAGTGCAAGATTACGGAAAAATTGCTATGCTATCTACAGGGAGACTCGCCTAGTGACGACTCTGTCAGCTAAAGCAGACAGCTTCTCGGACCAGAGCAGGGTTGCTCTTAAGATCCGTTGGCCCCGTCCGGGCCAAGAGAGCGCGTGCGAGGATATTCTTCGCGGCGTTCTCGTCTCT